TGATTGAAGATACTATGAAACTTATTCTACGAGAAACCGAACAGGCAGTTCAAGACTATGTTGCTGCAGCTCGAGTAAAGTTTAACTCTCTTCGAGCTGAAGATATTGCGTTTCCACGAGGCGTGTCTAAGCTTAATGAGTTTGTTGATAGGACTACATTCTATCGCAAAGGTACACCAATGCATGTCCGTGCTGCAATCATGTACAATCGTATGATTAAAGAGAAAGGTCTTGAAAAGCGATACGAAAGAATTGGTGAAGGCGACAAAATGAAGTTTTGCTATATGAAAAAGCCAAATCCAATTCAAGAAAATGTACTTGCCTTTCCAATGATTCTACCTCCAGAATTTGATTTTGAAAAATATGTTGATTATGATGTTCAGTTTGAAAAAGCGTACCTCGATCCTATAAATAGTTTATTGGAAGTTATTGGTTGGCAATCTGAGCGGAAAGCCAACTTGGAGGACTTTTTCGCATGAGTAATATACCCGCAGAATATTCAAATGTTGATTTTGGATTTAGTGCTATTGATGATGTACCAATCGGTAGTACTACTACTGAAACAACATCACCTGCAATTGATGAGAATGATGTAACCCGTGTAGTTCTAAATGCACTTTCTCCAATTGAGGATAAGATCGATCGATTACTAGCAATCAAAAATGCTATGGATGATGACAATGTAGAAATTGCCATTGCACAAAAGCAAGAAGAAGTAGCTGGTAAGGTAATAGAACTTGAAAAACTTATCATGCCACTTTTAGTTAATTTGCTAAAGACGTCTGATAAGGAATACATTAGATGGCCAGATAGAGGACCAAAGGTCCAAGCTATGATCGATCAGGTACTGGCTATTACGAGATCTTAATGGCATATATTGTATTGTTGGTAGCTATTGCTATCTCAGGTGTTGCCGCTTGGTATAGTATTGCTGGACTTATGGCAATCTTTTCTTCAGCAGCTTTATCCATTGCAATAATGGGTGGAGTGCTTGAAGTTGGTAAACTTGTAACTGCATCTTGGCTTTATCAGAATTGGAAAACAGTTCCTATTCTATTAAAGTCATATCTTACAATTGCAGTTATCACACTTATGCTTATTACAAGTATGGGTATCTTTGGCTATTTAAGTAAAGCCCACATTGATCAGACGTTATCAGGCAGTGATAATAGTCTACAAATTACAGAATTAAATGCTCAAATCGATACTGAAAACCGGAGAATAGAAGATGCCAAACTTGTCATTTCACAGCTTGACGCTTCAGTCCAGGCACTTATTAAGTACGACCGTATCCGCGGAAAAGATGGAGCCATCGCCGTGCGCGAAAGCCAATCTGTGGAAAGAAGCTCACTCTCCGGAATCATTTCTGAAGCTAGCTCAAGAATTAAACAAATCAGAGAGCAACGACAAGTTTTAGAAAAAGAGCAACTTAAATTTGAGGCCGAAGTTGGTCCTATTAGATATGTTGCTGAATTTGTTTATGCTCAAAAGGCAGATCAAGAACTTTTAGAAAAAGCAGTTCGTTGGGTTATTATAGCAATTATTTTTGTATTTGATCCACTTGCTATTCTACTTTTGATTGCCGCAAATATGTCTCTATTGAGACCAAAGCCAATTGTATCTGGTGTAAATGTTTCAGAAGACAATTGGGATAATGAAGGGTTTGAAATAGAATCCTTAAAGAAAGAGCGTAATATCAACCCAAGAGCAGCTGCAGTAATGGATACTATTGCTGATGAAATAACTCGTAATATGAAAAGTGGCAAGATTTAACTCTTATGTTTACATTGCACAATTTGTATGATATAATATACAAATAATGATTGGAGAAAATGTATGGCTAATGACTTCCTTAAAAGTCTAGTCAAAGAGATCAATGATGAGAATACTCATCTACTCGAAGACGAAGACTCATCCTCTGAATTTACTGGTGGTATTGACACTGGTAGTTATATTCTAAATGCTGCTTTTTCTGGCAGTATTTTTGGTGGTATTCCAAACAATAAAATCACAGCACTTGCTGGTGAATCATCTACTGGTAAAACATTTTTTGCCCTTGGTGTTATTAAACACTTCCTTGATAATAACGCTGATGCTGTAGTTTTCTATTATGATACAGAAGCTGCAGTAACTCGAAGCATCATGGATTCTCGTGGTATTGATACAAGTCGAGTTGTGGTAGTTGAACCAACAACGGTTCAAGAGTTTAGAACTCATGCTCTTAATGTATTGTCAAAAATTGGCAAAGATCATCCACCTATGATCTTTGTTCTTGACTCTCTTGGTCAGCTTTCTACTACAAAAGAGATTGAAGATACTGCCGAAGGCAAAGAAACCCGTGATATGACTAAGGCACAGCTTATCAAAGCTACTTTCCGTGTTCTTGGTCTAAAGCTAGCAAAAGCAAAGATTCCACTTATTGTTACTAACCATGTGTATGACGTAATTGGTTCCTATATTCCAATGAAGGAAATGTCCGGTGGTTCTGGACTTAAGTACACTGCTTCTCAAATCTGTTTCCTTTCCAAGAAAAAGGACAAGGATGGAACAGAAGTTGTTGGTAACATCATTAAGTGTACTATGACTAAGTCAAGGTTCACTAAGGAAAATAAACAGGTAGAAGTCAAGCTATCTTATCAAAGTGGTCTTGATCGATACTATGGTCTTCTTGATCTTGCCGAAAAGGGTAATATCTTTAAGAAGGTATCTACTCGATACGAAATGCCAGATGGTACTAAGGTGTTTGCAAAGCAAATTATGAATAATCCTGAAAAGTATTTTACTGAGGATATTCTAAATGAAATCGATGAGATTGCAAAAGACATCTTCTGCTATGGTAGAGAGAATGAACTTAACATTGATTCACTAGAAGGAGAAGATGATGTCGGAACCGAAAATGACCGCCGTGCTGAACTCAGCATCGGAACATGATTCCTTTGTTGATCTTGGCGAAAATGTAAAAATCAAAAATACTATGGGTCGTATCAGGGTAAGTGATGACGACTCAAAAGATAACACCGCTGTCCTTGAAATTATCAATTATCCAAAGTTCAATGGTATTAAATATAGTTATTCAAACGTAGGTGTTGGTGAAGAAGAATCGGATGGTTCTCTTCCACTTCAGTTTGAGTACAATATCGAATCAACTCCAGCTAATATGGATATTGAAACGTTTTCAGAAAATGATATGGAAGAATTCCATACATTCTTAGGTGACGTTATTATGGCAATGGTACTTACCAAGACACAAGGATCAAATGAATGAATTTAGTTGATGCTATCCTAGCAAATCTAATTACTAATGAAGGATATTCTAGGAAGGTTGTTCCTTTTCTAAAGCCAGAATATTTTGAGTCTCAAATTCAAAAGCTTATTTTTGAAAAGGTTGTACAGTTTACTGTAAAATATAACACAACACCAACTAAAGAAACTCTTCTAGTAGAGCTAGATAGTGATACTAAAATCAATGATTCAGAACTTAAATCTTGTCAAGATTTTTTGTCTCAAGATCTAAATGTAAACGATGAATGGCTTGTTGAAAAGACTGAGAAGTGGTGCCAAGAAAGAGCTATCTATCTAGCAATTATGGATTCTATTGGAATTTTAGATGGACAAGATGCTGTAAAGGATAAAGGTTCTATCCCTGAACTCTTATCAAATGCTTTGAGCGTTTCCTTTGATAATTCAATTGGTCATGACTTTTTTGGTGATGCATCAGATCGATATGATTTTTATCATCAGAAGCAAGAACTTCTACCATTTGATTTAGAATATTTCAATAAGATTACTGGTGGTGGTTTACCAAAGAAAACACTTAATGTTATCCTTGCTGGTACTGGTGTTGGTAAGACATTGGCTATGTGTCACTTTGCAGCAGCAAATCTAATGCTTGGCAAGAACGTTCTGTATATTACCCTTGAAATGGCAGAAGAAAGAATCTCTGAGAGAATTGATGAGAATCTTTTGAATATCACTAAAGATGATCTTAACTCTATTTCAAAGGATATGTATCTGAAAAAGATGGAGAAAATTGGATCTAAAACAGTTGGCAAGCTAATCATTAAAGAGTATCCAACTGCATCTGTAGGTTCTGCTCATTTTCGTCATCTTATAAATGAACTTAGGATTAAGAAAAACTTTACGCCAGATGTAATCTATGTGGATTATATCAATCTTTGTCAGTCATCTAGGCTAAAGAATGCTGCAAATGTGAATTCGTATTCATATATCAAAGCAGTTGCTGAAGAGCTTAGAGGTTTGGCCGTTGAAAAGAATTTACCTATTATCAGTGCAACACAGGTAAATAGAACCGGTTATACCAATTCAGATCCAGGCCTTGAAGATACTTCAGAGTCCTTTGGTTTGCCAGCTACCGCAGATTTTATGTTTGCCCTAGTTACTAGTGACGATCTAGAAAAGCAAAATCAAATAATGGTAAAACAACTTAAGAATCGTTATGGTGATCCAACATATCATAAACGATTTGTAGTTGGAGTGGATCGAGCTAAAATGCGACTTTATGATGTAGAGAATGGTGAACAAGATCTAGTTGATGATCGGCCTGTGATGGATAAATCTGACTTTGGTGAACGATATAATGAAGAAGAATCCATGAAATGGATGACAAAGAAGGTTGGAAGAAAAGATTTCAGTAAACTCTTTGGGACTTAACAAAAATGAACACAATTTACAGTAAAGAATTATGCCCTTTCTGCGAAGCTGCAGTAAAGTTTTTTGAAATGAGAAAGTTACCATACACAAAGTTAGTGTTGGGTAGTGATTTTCAAAGGGAAGAATTTATCGATAAGTTTGGTGAAGGTTCTACGTATCCCCAGATTTATGTGTGGGATAAGCATGTAGGTGGTTTTGATGATTTACTTGAATATGCAGATTCACACGGAATGAATCTTCAAACGTAGAACTATTATAAATAATGATAGGAATCATTGCATTTAGATGCGAAGGAGAACTATTATGCAAAAGAAAACAGTACGTTGGGTACTAGCTCACGAGCCAATCGAACTCTTTCTAAGAGCTGCTCGTCACTTCAAGGCAGAACTTGAAAGAACAGCTCCTGATCAGATCGATTTTGATATTCTAACACTTTCAGAATATTCTGAAAAATATAACAATGGCAAACCCGTAACCAAGCATGATCTCCTAGATCTCATGGAAGCAGGTGAAATCGAAATGTCACAAATGTACACATCAACTCTTGGTCGTAAGCATTCAAGAGATATGTGGGCACTTGACATGCCATTCCTATTCAGAGATCATGACCATGCCAAGAAGGTTCTTGAAGGAGATATTGGTCAAGGTCTACTTAATGATCTTTCAGACAAGACAAATGTTAAGGGTCTAGCATTTACCTATTCAGGTGGATTCCGTATGATCCCTGCTAACGTTGCTCTTCGTAAGATCGAAGATTTCCAAGGTGTACCACTTCGTTGTAACAAGTCACCAATCGCAACTGAGACTCTATTAGCTGTTGGAGCTGAGCCAGTTGAAATTGAACTTGAAGAAATCAATGAAGGTGTACAAAGCGGTATTGTAGTTGGTGGTGAGTCTACTTATCCACGTTTCTATGGTCTAGAGCAGAACAAGCATATGAGCTTCATCAACGATGCTGAGCATTCTCTATTCCTAACTTCAATCATTATCAATAAGGACTTCTGGAATAGCCTAGATGCAGATCTACAAGCTAAAGTTCAGGACGCCTCATTCAATGCAGCCCGTCAAGAAAGAGTCTGGTCTGTAGAGGATATTGATATTGTGAAGAACAGAGCAGCCAATGATACTATCGAAGTTGTTACAATGGCAACTGAAGAAAGAAATCGTTGGAAAGAAGCTACAGCTCATTTGTATGGTAAGTTTGAAGATATGTTCAAGCCTGGCCTACTTGATGCAATCAAAGCCGCTTAATAAGTATACCCAACGGCAATGGGACCGTGCTGTGGGGTGGGGTAAGGTTCCACCAGAATATGAATATAAAATGGAGAAAGTGAATGATGCCAGAGTACCAAATCA